GCAGCGACGTGGCGGGCTGACCATTCCATCCCCCATTTCATTCGACGATGATGCCGGGCAGTTGGTGAAAATCGTCGAGAAGTACAAAGTGGGTGCAATGTTCCTCGAGACTACTGTGGAACATCTTGGTGATCGTGAAGGATCAAAGAGATGGTCAACAAACAATGAAACAGAAGTTCGTCGTGCTTTGTCACCAATCGTAGCTGTATGTAGAGTTGGCAACATTATTGGCTGGGGTGTTATGCATCCCCGGAAGTCAACTGATGGTGCCATGGACGATGCTATTTCAGGCAGTGCTGCTTTCCGCAATGTTGCCCGGTCAATTCTCTATGTTTACAAAGATCCCACAGATGAATCGAAAAATCCACGGAGGTTGCTTTGCTCCAACAAATCCAACCACCTCCAGTTTCGTCCTCCGACTTTACGATTTCGTGTGGAACCTTGGGAAAAAGATCCTGACGAGGGTCACATCGTCTGGGGGATAGAAGGAAAGACCTTGGAGGACGAACGAACTGCTGAAGAGATCTGGCAGCAAATCAGTAATTCTCGAAAGCCTCGTCGTGATCGTCGCGTTCTTGAAGCGGAAGAATTCCTCAAAGCAACCATCAGTGGTGGTCTTTGCTCACCACTCGAGATTAAGAAAGCTGCTCGTGAAGAAGGAATCAACTGGACCGCAATCAAAGACGCAAAAGCCAAGCTTCGCATTGTGTCAGTCAAAGAAGGATTTCCTGCCAAAGTGATTCGATGGGAATTTGAGAAGAAAGAGTTCTAGTGGCCAGATTTACTTGCCCAGTGTGCAAGGAAACATTCCAACGGAAATCTGGGGACCCACTTCACATTCCTGGCAAGGATGGAAAGAAGTGTACTGTGTTTGAGGTCCAGAAACGAGATCGCAAGAATGAGCGCCTTGAGAAAGAATTAGTCTTGTTGCGTAGGCTCTTTGTTGAGGATCCCACCTACCGGAATGTCAACGATGAAAAGGCATGTTTCTTCTGTGATGGAGACATGGAATTCAGCCAAAAACACGAAGCTGGGTGCGCCTGGGCCGCAGTGAAATCCGCTAAGAACCTACTAGTAAAGAGCTCCCCTCAGCTCCCCTCTGGGGATTAAGTACTGCGGGGGGATATAGCCCAGGGGGCCTCCCCTCAAGCCCCTCAGCGAAAAGTCCAGCAAATGGGTTTAAGATGGCCCGTCATACTAGCCCTCCCCTCTGTCCCCTCAGGGAAAATCCCCAGGTTTCACAGAGGGGTTAAGTACTGCGGGCCATTTTGGAAGATCCTCTCAGTGATTTTCCCGGTGAAATGCAGAGGGGAGCTGAGAAGAGCTGAATGGGGCAGGTAGGAAAGTAGCTCCCCTCTGGGCCCGCCGGGCTTTCACCCTGTACATACAGGCCCATCCTGCGGTTCCGGTACTTAATCATACTAAGAGGATCTTAAGAATGGCCGGGATTTCCTGATCTAGCCGCAGTACTTACTATTTTGAAGAACGTTCATTTTCAGCTTTACATTCCCCGAGAGAACAACTAAACTTGACTCGGGTACGAACCCAATGGATGAGATTCGCATAAGAAAGGCATCTGAGGTGCCTGACGAGGTTCGGAACGAGGAGCACCCAATCCTTGATCTGGGCCGACTGCCCACCGTGCAGTGCCGAGCTCATTCAAAGAGATCTGGAGAGCGGTGCAAGCGCATGTGCGCTCCAGGATTTCACGTCTGCAGCCACCACGGTGGTTCCGCGCCACAAGTCATCGCGAAGGCCAAGAATCGTCTCGGCGCACTTTCTGACCAGGCAGTCGAAGTGTATCAAAAAGTCCTGGAGAGCGATGAGACCCCATGCGCTCTCTGCGGCCGGGGATACATTACACCGATTAAGCTGCGTGCTGCCCAGGTCGTCATGGATCGCTCCGGACTCGGACCGACCATGAAGCTTGAGCATTCCGGTGAAATCTCTCATGAGATCCTGATTTCCCATATGACTGAGGATGAACTCTCATCGGTGGACGAAATCATGGAACGTGTCATGGAACGAGTTGCTGCGGAAGAGGGAATTGAGTACTGAGCCACAAGAAGTAACCTTTCGCACCTGGGCATCAGCACTCCCAGCAATTCACCAGTATCGCCAGAAAACGCGATGGGCTGACAATCCTAAATTGTGGCTCAAGCAGAGATCCAAGGAATTTGCGTGGTCTAAGCAAATCCAGATAATGGAGTCTGTGCGAGATCACCGGAAAACCGCAGTACATTCTTGCCATTCCGTTGGCAAATCCTACATAGCAGCACGCACTGTTGCCTGGTGGATTGATTCCCATCCCCCAGGAGAGGCAGTGGCTGTCACGTCAGCACCCACCGCGAGGCAGGTCCGCGCGATCCTCTGGAAGGAAATAGGACGCGCTCACGCTCGCGGGCTCCCTGGAAGAACTACCCAGACCTCCTGGTTTCTCGATGTTCCTGGCAGCAAGGAAGAGATGGTGGCATTTGGCATGAAGCCGAGTGACACAGATCCTTCTGCATTCCAGGGCATCCACGCACGGTGGGTGCTGGTGCTTTTCGATGAGGCATGCGGCATTCCTGGTGGCACAGATGGTCAATCTCACAGTCTGTGGGAGGCCGCGGATTCGTTGCTCGCAAACGATGAATCTCGGTTTCTTGCAATTGGTAACCCAGATGATCCAACTGCTGAATTTGCCAAGTGTTGCAAACCAGGCTCTGGGTGGAATGTTCTTGGCATTGGGTATGCCGATACTCCGAATTTCACCGGGGAAGAAATTCCAGAGAATCTCCATCATCTGCTGATTGGCAAGAAGTATGTGGAGGAGAAGCGCAAGAAGTGGGGAGAGAACAATCCATTGTTCATCTCGAAGATCTTGGGGAAATTCCCGGAACGATCCACTGATAGTCTAATCCCCATGTCCTGGATCCTCGCAGCACAAGCGAGAGAGCTTGAGCCCATTGGTGCAAATGAGCTTGGAGTTGACGTGGGAGCTGGAGGAGATAAGAACGTCGTGGCGCATCGCAGAGGACCAGTGGTTCGGATCATTCGTCGTGATCAAGAACCAGACACCATGGTGTCCTGTGGAAATCTGGTTGCTGACATTAAGGCCACGGAAACTACTGTTGCCAAGGTGGATTACATTGGCATTGGACGTGGAATGGTAGACCGAGGCAAGGAGCTCGACCAGCCAGTGTTGGGGATCAATGTAGGTCAATCCCCCAGAGATAAGGAATCCTTCGCCAATCTCCGTGCTGAGGCATATTGGGGTCTTCGAGAGAGATTCATGGAGGGTGACATCGACATTGATGAACTGGACGAAGACCTTGCTGCCCAGCTTGTAGAATTGCGATTCAAGCGCAGTTCGTCAGGCAAGACGCTCATCGAAGAAAAGTCTGAGATGAAAAAGCGATTGGGCCATTCTCCGGATGACAGTGATGCTGTGATGCTCGCATTCCTTGTCCCACCAGAACCTGAGGCAAAATTTGAGGTGCTGTGGTGATAGCAGATCATTTTGACAACATTCCCCCAGCGAATGGGAATGGGAATGGGAAGCATAATCCTGAGATGATGAGCACGATCCGCGCGGCTTCGGATTTGATCGCTCGGTCCCAGCTGGCAGCCAGAGCAGGATTGTCATTTGGTGGAGACCGTGATCTTTACAGTGTGCTGGGATATTCCCGAAGCATTTCTGTGCCGGAATACAGGGAGCGATTTCGGCGTGGTGGTATCGCTGGCCGAGTGGTTGATGCGTTTCCGAATGCTACATGGCGTGGTGGGATTGAAATTGTTGAAGATGAAGATCCCGAGATTTCTACAGACTTTGAAGAGCAGTGGAATCTCCTAAACAAGAAGCACAGAATCTGGAGCAAACTGAACCGTGTTGACATTCTTGCTGGGCTTGGCAGATATGCTCTGCTCCTGATTGGAGCTCCCGGTGATCTTCAAGGCCCACTCGAAAAAATCAACGGTCCTGAAGGAGTGCTATACTTCTCGATGTTCGCGGAGGATGAAGCGGATATCGAAACAGTGGTGCTCGATACGACAAATCCAAGATATGGGCTCCCAGAAACATATCGTTTGAAGCGTCGTGGCACAAACGACAAGCTGAATCTGGACAAGATTGTACACTGGTCCCGAGTCGTCCACGTGGCCGATGGGCTTCTGGACGACGAGTTGTATGGCACACCTCGTCTTGAGAGAATTTGGAATCATCTCGATGATCTGGACAAGGTCACTGGTGGTGGCTCTGAAGCATTCTGGCTTCGAGTGCATCAGGGCATGGTTTTCAACATTGACCCCGGCATAAAGATCGAACCAAGTGAGATTGCAAAACTAGAAGAGCGTGCCGAGGAATTTGCGCATCAGATGCGCAGGACTCTGGCTGCCCGGGGATTCAAAGTTGAGTCATTGGGCTCGGATGTTTCAAATTTTGGGAATCAAGTTGCGTCTCTGATCTCATTGATCAGTGGTGCCACTGGCATTCCTCAGCGCATTCTCCTGGGTTCGGAACGAGGAGAATTGTCCTCTACGCAAGATCGTGAAAACTGGAACGATCGCATCACAGATCGCAGGACCAGTTTTGCTGAGCCAATTGTTCGAACACTGATCGAGAGACTCATGAGTGTTGGTGCAATGGAGGAAGTTGAGGAATACACAGTTCGTTGGCCAGAACTCGCAGATCTCACTGAAGAGCAACAGGCGAATATTGCAACTAAGTGGTCTGATCTGAATAAGAAGGCTGGTGGCACAGTTGTAACTCCTGAGGAAATTCGAGACCATGTGCTGGGTCTTGAACCTCTGAAAGAATCTCAGAAAGAACCAGAAACAGAGACAGATCCTACAGAAGTGGTGGTTGAGTGAGTCAGGCACTCGCATTTCGTCTTGCCATAAATCTCCCAGATCCTGGGGCTCGTGGAAAGAAGAACCCACCGTGGGTTGCGATTCATCGTGTCGCAGATCGACGCATGGACCGCATGGCCAAGACCATTGAGAAGGCAGTCAAAGCAGCTCAGGATATTCTAGATATCAAGGAATTGGGCACTGCTTTAGAAACTCGCATTCCTGGGAATGTTGATGCTGTTCTTGGCCCAGCGCTCGTGGTGTTGGAGACGACACTTTATAAGCCTCTCGAAAAAGTGCTTTTTGGCATTTTGGCAGAAGCTGGTGAAGCAGTGGCTAAGGATACTCGGAAATATGGGAAATTCCGAACTGCTGAGACTTTTAAGGATCTGCGATTCGATCTCGTAAATCCAGAGGCCACTGCCTGGGCATCTGGAAAGAGCTCTCAACTGGTTACAAACATCACGAGCGATACACGCCAGTCGATTCAAGCCATTATCGCAAGCATGTTCGATGAGGGAGTCTCTGGTCCCGGTGCTGCACGTCTCATTCGACAGCACATTGGTCTGACACCACAGTATTCAAATGCTGTGCTAAGTCTTCGAAAGCATCTTGGTGATCCAAGGAATGCTGGTAAGAAGATCTATGCTGGTCGGACACCAATTCGAATTCCAAAAACAGGTGCAGATGTAGCATTCATCGAACGACGGGCAGGGAGATATGCACAGAGACTCTTGAATGTCAGGACACGCACGATTGCCCGAACTGAAGGAATCGCAGCTGCCAACCAGGGACAAATTCAACTCTGGAAGCAAGCCACAAAAGAAGGGCTGCTGTTCGGAAATGAATTGAAGGAGTGGATCGTCACACCGGATGATCGACTTTGCCCAATTTGCGAACCTCTGGATCGTGAGTTGGCACCGCTGAAGGAGTCCTTTTCTATTGGTCTGGACTCACCACCCGCGCATCCGAACTGTCGGTGCACAACAGGTTTAGCAGATCCAGATTATCTCTCGCAGCCAGGCAGAGGTGGAGGAAAAGGATCTTTCAACCCAAAGCAATACAAGGAAATTGGGGCAGTTGCCGAGCATGTTTTGCAAACGGTTGGTGGTGTTCCGAAAGAGCTTGGCAAGCTGAATTTCTATTTCAGTAGTGATCAAGCCGTAGAAGTGGGTGGCCGGGCATTCTACCAGTACCAAGGACATCAGATACATCTCAATGTAGATGCGTCTGAAGATGTAGTTTCCTTGATGTTTGGTCAGAAGAACGAGGACGCATTTCGTGGACTAAACACTCTGGTTCATGAAATAGGTCATGCAGGTTCTCAGTATCCACGCATGAAAGCTCTAGGAGAATCCCTTCCAGAATGGGCAATTCTTTGGGAAGAAGCAGTTGTAGAGACCAGATCCAGGAAAATCGCAGCAAAGATGCTGTTTCCGAAGAAAGCACCATCGTGGGTGAAAACTGCTTCGACATCTTACAACAAGGAAGTCCGCTCCATGGAATTCCTTCTGAAGAATGGTATCAAGCTCGACAAGTTCTATGCTGCTGCACCGGCAGAACGACTAGAGATGGTTGTCGGAGTGGCACAGAAGGTCGGCAAGAAATTGCTGAAGTCCAAGGGATTTCAACCCTACGAGATTGAGCGCATTTTTGGCATTCTTGGGAGTGATGCACAACACCTGATTCGTACTCATGCTCTGACTCCCGGACAATGGGGAGCAATGTCCTACGACGAAATTCTTGAGGCCTTGGAAAAAGATTATGGGGTGCTCTTGTGATTGAACTGTCGCTGCAACCAGCACTCCGTGAGCTTGAACAAGTTGTCTCGAAAGCCGAATTGTTGGAACTGAAGCAAAAAGTCCTCTCGTCAGAAATGCCCAACGAGGATCGAGAATCTTTCTTTGAGGCATGGGGTTTGATCTACGGAACAAGGAATTGGCAATGAACGAGCGCAAATCTCTCCGAGCACTGATTCGTGGTGAACTTCGTACATCTCAGTTCAATGGTCGTGAACATCTAGTTGTTCCCGTTGTTGCGCTGGTTGAGGGAGTTCTTCATGCAGTGAATGCTCCAACACCCGAACTGGTGCTGGCGGAGGAGTTCTCCAAAGTGCCTGAGGGGTGGAATGGGCGCCCCTTGACATGGGACCATCCCAGCCTCAATGGGCAACGAGTCTCTGCAAATGAGCCTCTTGTTCTGGAAAAGATGTCCGTAGGACAAGTCTTCAACTCTAGCATTGATGGCGATTCTTTGAAAATGGAAGGATGGATCGACGTCGAGCGAGCTGAGGAGATGGGCGGAACTGCGCTTGAGACTTTGGAGCGCATCAAGAAGGGTGAGACGGTCGAGATTTCTGTTGGTGTCTTTGTCAACACCGAAAACAAGAGTGGGGAGTACAAGGGAAAGAAATACCAGGGAATCTGGAGGAACATCGTGCCGGATCATCTTGCTTTTCTCCCCAAAGGCACAACTGGCGCTTGTAGCGTCGAAATGGGTTGCGGCGCGCCACGTGCCGCCGAGGAGAAAAAGACGATGACTTTGAGGGAGCGATTCTCGGAACTGATGCAGAAATTCCGTCCTTCCCAGGAAGACACGAGTGATACCGATCTGAGGAATGCTCTTTGGGCAGCACTGAATGCGGTGGAGCCGGGATTTCTTGGGATTGACGCGGTGTTCCCAGAAACTGCCCAAGTGGTGTATGCAGTTGCACCGGAAGAAGAGGTCATGCTGCTCCGCAGAGGTTATTCTCTGAAGGATGATGGAACTACGGACCTGGACGGAGAGAAGGAGCAGGTCAAGCTGGTCACGCGATACGAGACGGCATCTGCTGTTGGCGGGGACAGTGGACAGCCAACAATTCCCCCCGCAGAGGAGAAAGTCGATATGGAAAAGAAGGATCGAGTCGTCGCGATCATCGCGAGCGGCAAGACCTGCTTCACTGAGGCGGATGTGGACCACATGATGGGATTCGATGAGACTCGTCTGTCAGCTCTCGAAAACCATGTGACTGCTGCGCAGGTGAAGCCGGAGCCTGTTGCTCCCACCCCGAAGCCGGAGCCGAAGCCGGAGCTGACCCCGGAGCAGGAACAGGCTGCATTCTTGGCGAAGCATCCGGATATCGCCAATATCGTGTCGGAGCACAAGGCTGCTGCTGCCGCCAAGCACACCAGTCTGGTCTCTACACTCAAGGCGGCACAGAAGGTGTACAACGAAGAGGAGCTTCTGGGGATGAGTGTTCCTCAGCTCGAGAAGCTGGCCACTCTCGCTCAGACGAAGAGCGATTTCTCTGGTCAGGTGCCTCGCGTTGCTGCGGATGACGAGAACACTGCTCCTCCGCCCATCGATATGGTTGAAAGGCTCAAGGCTGCTCGTTCTGCCTAGGCACAGGCAGTGTTTGACCACTCTGTGCTAATGTGGGTGGTTTCTAAGGAGGAATGAAAAGATGTCACGAAACGTCATCACTCTCATGGGTGATCCGATCATCACTGAGGAGCTGGCAGATGCCGCGGTCACCCCGGGGCACTTGCTGACCCTCACCACCACCGGTGTCACGCCCAACGTCGACAATCAGACGAAGAAGGCGCCGATCTTCGCTCTGGAGCGCGACGAACAGGGAGACGACATCGACACCGCATACGCGATCGGTGACTACGTCAAGGTCGGTGCATTCAAGCCTGGAGAGCGTGTCTACGGACTGCTTGCCAGTGGTCAGAATGTGGCGCGTGGTGCATATCTCACTGGTGATGGCACGGCTGGTCTGCTCACGGCCACGGGTGCCATTGGGGATATTCTGGGTGTGGCACTGGAAGCAGTCAATGCCTCTGGTTCGGCACCTGTGGCTGGAACTCGCATTCGTGTCCAGATTGTCTAGATACGAATAACTCCCAAGACTGAAGATAGGAGAACAGAAAGATGGCACGAATGGACTCAGCGGCGGTCAACACCGGTCGCTCGTTCTACGATGGCGCTTCGGGACGCTGGGCTGGCGAACGGCTGCTCGAGGCACTCCAGGCAAATCGCGAGATTTCGCCGATGGAGCTGCGCACCAATGCTACACTCCGAAAGGACGAGTGGAAGGCATATGACGAGGCACTCGTGGAGGAAGGTCTGATCCGGCTGAGGCTGGTGGGTGACCTGATGGCCGCGGGTCTCACTATCCCTGTTGCGAATGCAATGGGGAAGACGTTGTTCGAGTACGAGCAGGTCGGAGACATGAATGACGCAGAAGTCAGCCTCGCTGGTGTTAGTCGGACTGAGGATGACCGAGCGGAGTTCACGCTGAAGAATCTGCCGCTCCCGATCATTCACAAGGACTTCAATCTGCATCTGCGCACGCTGACTGCGTCGCGGACCAGGGGCGAGTCGCTCGATACCACCCAGGCGCGTGTCGCTGGTCGCAAGGTCGCGGAAATGCTGGAGTACATTGCATTCAACGGCTCGAAGACCTATGGTGGCAGCACTATCTATGGTCTCAACAACGAGGCAAATGTCAACACGGCCAGTTTCACTGACACGGTGTGGTCGGACTCCGGTGTTACCGGGGAAGAGATCCTTACCGATGTCCTCGCCATGATCATGGCGCTCGAGGCGGATCGGTTCTATGGACCGTACCGCATCTATGTTCCAACTGGGTTCAGCACGAAGTTGTCTCAGGACTTCAAGGCTGCTTCTGACAAGTCCATCCGTCAGCGTATCCTGGAAGTCGATGGTGTTCAGGGGGTCACGGTCTGTGATCAGTGCCCGGCCAGCACCGTCTTCATGGTGCAGATGACCAAGGACGTGATTGCGCTCGTCAACGGTGAGCCTCTGCAGAGTGTGCAGTGGGACATCGAAGGTGGCTTCATCGTCAAGTTCAAGGCGATGGCCATTCAGATTCCACTGATTCGTTCGACTGCGGCTGGCCGCTCTGGCATCGTCAAGATGACCTAGTTCCGTTTCTACATTGGAGTCGTCGCCTCTAAACTTCCGGGTGCGACGCGTAGAATCCCGGAATAATCTCGTAGGAGTGGAACTGTGGCTCTGATCGTAACGCCTGGTGCTGTAGATGCAGACAGTTATGCCACTGTGGCAGAAGCTGATGCATACCATGCAACGCATTTGTACGCATCGGATTGGACAAGTGCAGTCACAGCAACAAAAGAAAAAGCCCTGCAAATGGCTGCTCGTCTTCTTGATGGGATGCCAGGAGCATGGACTGGTGCCGCAGCTGCCTCAGATCAAGCATTGAGATGGCCACGCACTGGTATGCTGAACATCGACGGATTTTCCATCGACGAGACAGAAGTACCAGTTCGTCTAAAGAATGCACAAGCGGAGTTCGCAAGACAACTGATCGCAGGTGACCGCACGGGGGACAACTCAATTGTTGCTCAGGGCATTACCAGTCTGACTGCTGGTCCTGTCTCTCTGAGTTTCAAGGAAACACTGGACAGATTGTCTGCATTGTACGCTGTTGTGCCAGATGCAGTTCGTATGTTGCTCGTACCCTCATGGTTAGAGACTGAGGCAGAAGTTCGTGAAGATGACTCGCGCCAAGGTCTAGTGATTGAGGTTCTCTAATGGGTCTTGACGACACTGTTAGAAGTGCAGTTGCAGTGGCTAATTCTGTCACGAGAGATCTGCAAGAAGAAGTGTTGCACTATCCCTGGATCTATCAAACTCAGCTTGGAGAAAATAAGTACGATCCGCAATCTCCAATTTCTCGTAAAGGGATTGTGCAACAGTTCATTCGTGAAATCCGCATGGCGGATGGTCGGTTCATGTCGGTGAAAGCAAAGATCACCTTTTTGGAGGACATCCCTGCCAACGGGGCAGAAGGTCGGGTGGAACCAATAGACAATCGAGACAAGATTGTTTTGGCAGATGGGACCACTGGGCCTATCGTTGAAGTTAAAGAACCCAGAGATCCAGGAAGAGCCAACGCATTTTTGCTTGAGGTCTTTTTGGGAACAGGAGTGGGTGTCGGATGAGTTCTATTGGTGTTGTCATTCCGCATTACTACAAGGAACGAGAGAGCAGTTTGAAG